TGCCTTGCCGCCGTCCCACATTTCACCGCCTGTCTCAGTGTTCAGCCGGTAAACTTGATGGTTGCTGCGGCCTGCTCCGCGCCCGGTCGCCGTAAAAATGCCTACCAACTGACGCCGCCTGCCGTATCGCCGAATATTATTATTTTCTGCCGCCATTATCAGCCCCTTCCATATAAGCCGCCGCAGCGCGGGCTGTGATGGCCGCCGGGCAGATATGCCCAATGGCAACCCGCGCGCGGGCGGCTGTTTCAGTGTTTTTTGGTAGTGCGACCATCACGCCGTAAATTGGAGCAGGTTATATGCCAGATTTGCGCCAATCTACAGGAAAAGCCGAAAAAGGGCAGAAAAGGGCAAGAAAAGGCAAAAAAAGACAGGGTGTACAAAAATAGTTCAAAACTTGGCACGGTTTTTCACGCGGTTTTTTCGCACTTTGGCAATAGTGATTTCGCACTTCTCATAACCGAGGCCCGATTATTATTCCGACGTAAAAAAAATTTTTGTTGGTCTTTTGTGTGATACAGGCTCAAAACCGTGAAAAATGAAGGTCTGTTTCGGCCAATGTTTGCAGGGGTCAAACGGCTCCGACATGCATTTAACCCCTGTCACCACTAATCACCATATATCCGCCATATATAATGGCCGTTTTTTCGGACGCTCTTGTGGTGGAACGTAAATAACGTATTCCCAGGTACTTACGCTTAGTAATATGTGCTAAGATCATGGTCCACCAGTAATAACCACATATACTTCTAGGTTTATTTCACATGCGCGCACGCGCGTTAATAAAGAATTACGCGCGCGCAGCCGAGGAACATGAAAGTTCTTGTGGTATATGTGGTATAATCGTTTTTTCGACAATTTTCGCGCTCGTAATCCGTTCTCCGTCAGGAGTTTACGTCTTACCACATATAGCATCTCGAAAACCCTAACTTTTGGTGGGACAACGACTTACGTTTTTTCCGGCCGTGGGGCCCGGCAGCCAAGCGCCTATTCCCAGTCGCCGGTCCTGGCATCCATTTTGATATTGACACCACCCGCGCGATGTGCTATGGTCTGCGCGATGATGTCGACAATCACAAATAATTGCAAAAAGTTTTCAACTTGGCACGATTCTTTCGGGGAGTGTCTCGCCTGTCTCACTAATCCACGCTTATTGAGACATAATGAGACACGGCTTGCGATTTTAAGGAACATTCCGGCACGGTTGGCTAATATTCGCCAGTTCCGGCCCGATTTTGGCCCGGTCGCGTGTCTCGCGTGTCTCATCAAGGCCCGAATCCCGCGCGATAAGGCCGAGTTCGGCGCGTCCAGGTCGGTAACGTGTTGAATTGCAAGAACTTAGAATGATTGCACGAGTAGACATAGCAGATTTTATGCGACGTACAGGCGGATTTCGCGGCACCCAGGACCCCGGCCCCCCCCCGGCGCGATCTCCGCGCTATTACAAGTGCCCGTTAACAGGCGCGGCTGTCTGTTTTTTTGGAAATGGTTGTATGAGAGGAGGCAACGGATGCCGTTAGAAGCGGATGACTGGGAAGGGGTGGAAGAGGAAGAGAAGCCTGGTGCGGCGGCGTTGCGTCGGAAGCGGCGGGAAAGGAAGCGTCGATTGAGGGCATCGAAGCGAGAGGAAGGGAATCGTGGGCGCGGGCGGCCGCGGACGGTCAAGGGTGAAACGGTAGAGGCTGCGGTGAAGAAGTCTGCTGCGAAGCCGCGGGGGGTAACGAAGTTCGACAAGCTGGCGGTGCTTGAAAGCATTATACGTGATGAGAAGGCGACAGCGAGCGAACGGCGGCAGGCAATCATGGATCATAGCCGTCTGGCTGGTGAATTGGACCCGGAGGATGAAAAGGGTTTACCTGATCCTGTTTATGTGCTTGAATATCTGCGGCGTGCGGCGAAAGCACTTGGTTTGAAGCCGAAACAGTTTGGTGATGATGCGTTGGTGAAACATTTGGAAGGGCTTGCTGGAATGCGTAAAGGAACAATGCTTGAACAGTACAAGCAGGAACAGGGAGAGGCGGCAAATGAGTGATGAAGATGTATACGCGGATGATGTTTGGGGATTCATTGATGATGAAGAGGATGAGAAGGCGGAGCGCAACGCCCGGGATGCTGATGAACCGGATATGCTGGCCGGAAGCGTGCCTGAAGCCGCAGACCCTCCGATTTCCGACCCGGATTTTGACTTGGCTGACCAGCTTGATACGAGCGATACAGGAGAACCGGAAACGCCTGAAAGCGCGCCGGATGGAGAAGAACCTAAGAGCATGAGTAAGGCCGATAAGTTTTGGGAGAATATACCCACCCCGATAACCTTCAAAGAGAAGCTTGAACGCCTAAAAGCTGCCGCGGCGAAACGGTTTGGCAATGTATCCCATGAAGTTGCTGATGATATTCTGCATGTGCGTATTCCGTGTGAGATTCGGCTGTGGCTTGAGGCTCAGGTAGCCATGAAAAAGGAGGCCGGTCTTGATACCAGCATGAGTGGTGAGATAAAGCTGGCGATACGGCTGTTGCAGTTCGCGTCGCTTCCATTGTGGCAGGTCGAAGAAGTGATGAGGGTGATTGGGTTATTGCCTACGTTGGACGAATTACAGGAGAGAGAGCGCGAGAATGCTACTTGATGAGTCAAAATTTCAATGGCCGGTCTACGGTGATCCGGTTTCACAGGCTTCAATGTGGTTGCCGGAAGAACTGTACGATTGGCAGAAGCGGATACTGATAGACTGCACGAAATGGGGCGCGCGCGTTGCCGTTGTGACTCCGAATGAAAGCGGCAAGACCAGTATAGTTATTCCGCTGCTTGGGCTGGCCTGGATGACGGCTTTTCCCGGCGCACAGGTTGTTTCCACGGCCGGTGTTGAACGTCAGATCAAGGAAGGTCTATGGCCGGTTCTTACGCACGCTATCAGCCAGCACCGCGAATGGAAAACGCGTTCTGACGAGTTGAAGATAGAGGCTCCGAGTATCGAGGGGATTCCGGGTTCGACTTGGGAAATGTTCACCACCAAAGACCCGGAATATGCGGAAGGGTTTCACCCGCGCAACTGGAAAATCTCGAAAGGCCCGCGCCGTGGCGAAATGGTCTACGGTCCGCTTCTCGTAATAGTTGATGAGGCCAAATCATTCCAGGGCGATAAGGGCGTAAAGATGATAAACACCTTTGTTCGCCGGTGTTCCCCTGACGCTATGCTGATTATCAGCACGCCGGGACATGATGAAGGGCCATTCTATGACTGTCTGAACAAGAATCGTGGACAGCCTTGGGTTTGTCACGAAATCACATGGGATGACTGCCCGCACTTGCAGGTCGGCTTCAAACTTGAAGAACGCGAACAGGCCATCAAAGAGCTTGGCCGTACACATCCTTTCGTGAAATCGTGGATTTTCGGAGAGTTTTTTCGGCGTGAAGACCTGTATGTTTTTGATATGGACAAGGTAAATATTGCCATGTCGGGGATAATAAACATACTGTACGGCGAAAAATTCGGTGCTATGGAGTTCAGCGGCGGCGGGGATGAACAGGTATTCGGAGTGCGGGAAGGCAATCAGGTTATCCACTTGGAAGCCATGAGAGAACGGGATACAATGGTTTTGGGTGACAAGTACATCAAGCTCATAAAGCGGTTTCAGATTCCGTCGGAAAATTTGATTGCTGATGAAGGCGGCCTAGGGAAGCCGATCATTGACTATATCGAGCGTAAGTTGCAGAAACCCATCCGCCGATATATGTTTTCAGCGGCACCGAGAGACAAGCGCCGATATGCCAACCGCGCCACTGAAGACTGTTTCCGATTGCGGCAACTGGTTCACATGAACGCTGTCAATCTGCCGAATGATCCGACGCTGAAAGATCAATTCCGCAAGCGGAAATACCAGTTCAAAGATGAAGACAACAAAATCATGCTGGAACCGAAAACGCTTTTGAGAAACCGGAGAGAGGAATCACCGGACCGCTTGGACATTATGATAATGCTCTTTGCCGATATGCCACTTCTGGCAAGTGAATTCCGCAAAGAATCCGCTAATCCGCACAGCAAATGCGGCTCATATATGGACTGCCACAAGCCTTCAGAAGACGATTTGGGCGAAATGACAATCTGGATGGAATCATTTTTTTAAAAAAAAAGATTGACATTTTTCGCAAAAGTGATATGTTCCCGCGCTGTAATGAATAAGCCTGTTGAACATCCGGTCAAAAAGGAGATACGCAATGCGTAAATTCTGGATTCTCATGTCGTTGCTCGTTGTGTTTGTGTCTGTTGTGGGCATAAGCCACGGGTGGAAATACAACACTGGTGATCTCTACGGCCAGAACTGCATACAGGAAATTCTGTCTGCAATGGGGATGACTACAACCAATTCGGCAATGTCACTTCCGCAGGGACTTACCGTGAATGGTAACATTACTGGTAATGGCTCTACCATTGTGTCGAACAATGCGCTTGTTCATTCCGCAGACGTTACCACCAGCGACGATCTCGTTGTTGGTGATGATGCAACTGTGTCTGATGAACGGCGCGTCGATGGCGACATTGACCTGAATGGGGATATCATTGGTGATACCGCGAATATCGTAAGCAATGTTGCCGTTGTAAGTTCCGGTGATTTGCAGGCAACAGATGATCTTGAAGTTGGCGACGATGCGGATATCACAGGTGATCTTACTGCCGCCACTGCAACAATCGGTGGTCGTGCAGCCGTCGTAACGCCTGATGCCACTCAGTTGATGATCGAGGCCAAAGAAATCACAATGAATGCCAATGGCTATCTGACGAATGCGTGGACAACCGTATTCACCACAAAACCGTTTGCTGTGATTTCGCAGTCAGAAAGTATCGGCGGTACTGCAACTAACGCTTGGTATGATTACACGAATTCGGATACGACCAATGGTATATTCCGAGGTGTAGCCAGCAAGAAGTATAACATTGTTGCTGCTGGTCCTAAATAATCGGTCTCCAATTCCTGGAACGGGGTAGGTCTGCACGGCCTATCCCGTTTCAAAAGGTTGCAATATGCCGAATGAACAGGTAGATACGACTAATCCTTGTTACACCGATATCAAGCAAGACCTTACCAATCGCGATAAATGGGCAAGCATTGACTCCCAAATCCTTACGCGCCGTCTTGCTGAACGCAAAAAAAACCGCACTCATCCCTACAAGAAAGCACCGAACCGGGTTATCCCGATAGTGGATGACAACACGCGTGAGAAGACTACTCAGGAAATTACGATGCTGAATAATGCGCCGTTGCTGGCGAACATTATTCCACTCACCGAAGGCATGACCCCTGAAATGCGCCGCATGGCGGAAGTCGGCTTTGACACATACCTGCGCCATATCATCAAGATACTTCCGAAGATGGAAGAAGCCGTAGACTGTAAGAATGCACGTGGCTTTGCGGTAGTCAAGATTATCCGCCGGGAATCAGATCGTTGGGGTGTTCTGTCTGATATTGAAATCAAAGACCCGCGCAATATTGTTGTTCCGACAGATACCAAAGAGATTTTGGATGCTGAACGGATCACGGAGGCTTTCTATTACACGGAGCGAAAGTTCCGTAAAATGGCTGAAGAAATGCCGTGGAATAAGCAGGCCGTGGATGCAATCATTGAGAAGAAGAAAGCAGACCGTGAAAGCAAGAGTGGCGATATCAGTGACTCTTTTGCTGAAACATCACATCTATTCGGCGTTGATGCCAGTCAGGGTGTAAGCGATATCGTCATATGGCAGCATTGGACCTACGCGAATGATTTCATAGTTGAGAAAGATGACACCGGGCAGCTTGCCAAGGGCGATAAGTGCTGCATTATTTTTTCGCCGGATATGCCTGACGAGATTGTATATTGCTTCCCGTGGCGCAAGGATGATATCGAAATACAGGTCGATCTTACTGAAGAAGAAAGGCTGGAAGAACTGCAAACCGCTTTAGATGAAGGCCGCGACCCTGTACTTATCAGAATCGAAACCGAAAAAGGGCAGGAAAAGCCGTGGCCGTTTATCCAGCCGCGCTACGAAAACCGCAGTTCCTACTACTACGACAGTCGCGGGATCGGACATTTGTGCATGGATGAACAGATTACCGCAAGCGCGATTACGAATGCCAAACTGGTATTGATCGAATACTACCAGTCACCGCTGTTTGAGGGACCGGCCGACAGGAATTCCGGCAATATCAGCTTTGAGCCTGGTTCAGTTCTGCCTGAAGGCGTCAAACCTAGCGCAATGCCTAATGTGCCGCCGCAGATGGATTTCGAGGTTGAACTTGAACGCCGATCCGCTGCACGGCGAGTGGGTGCCATGTCACAGTATGAGTTCTCCGGTGAAATGAGTTCTCGGAAAGGAATCCAGAAAACAGCCCGTGAAGTCGAGGAAGAAAGTATTCGCGGCACGATGCTTTCAAGTGCTGACACTGACCGTTTCAATTCGCCCTGGTCGGAAGTATTTCAGCAGATATGGGAAAACCTGAAACAGATGCAGAAGCCGTTACCGATGATTGAAGGTGGTGATTTTACCGGAATGGCCGGACCGGATATTTACCAATATGACGTTCTTGTTGTGCCAGCCGGCAACGCCAAGACTTACAATCCCGATGCACAGTTCATGCGCGCAACTAGGGCATGGGACGTGCTGACAAAAGGCTTTGCTTCCCTTGGGGTAGTGGTTGATCCCGAAGAAGCCGCCCGTGACGTGTTGGCTCATTGGGATCCATTACGAGCCAAGAAATGGATTAAGAGTGCTGACGAATCAACAACCGGGCCACAACAGCCGGTGTATGAGATTTTGCGGAAACTCGCACAGACAGCGGAACAGAACGGCCAGAGAGTTGAAGCACTCACGGAGCTTTCCAAGCGACTTGCTAAATTGGCAGAAGAAAATTCAGGCCGGCTTGACCGGATTCAGACAACGCAAGCGCGGCATACTGGACAACGAACCGCAGCACCGGGAGTAGCGTAATGTTTGGTTTTCTCAAAAGACGCTCTGTTATTGTTCGCCGGAATACGCCGTTGATGTGGACCAATCGTGACAAGGCCATACTGCAAAGTTTCCTCAAATCCGAGACATGGCAGAAACTTGAAGGCATTCTTGATGACGCAATTATTCAAACAGTTTTGAAAGTGGGCAATCATGCGCTGGATTCCCAAGTTGCCAGCATATCCGCACAGACGCACGTTCATATTATGAGACGCATTTATGGACTGGCGGGGTTTGTACGCAAACTTGAAGGCGGTATTGAGCAACAGGAAGTAAGTGCAAATATACCAGAGGAAACAGGCGACAAAAATAACCTGTACCCCATTGACATGGGTGCTGAAAGGTAGGACGATGGCGGAAGAAGAAAAAACTCTTGAGAGCGAAAAGCTCGAACAGCAAATACTCGAACTTGGCAAAGAGGAAGAAACGGAAACTCCTGATGAGCCGACAGAAGACAAGTCCAAAAAGGAAACCACTGAAGAAGTGGAAAAAGACGACAAGCAGCCGGAGAAACCAGAGGAGCCGGAAAGCGAAGAAAAACCAGCCGACAAGCCCGAAGGTGACAAGGACGATAAGCCAGCCGACAATCCCGATGACAAGCCCAATCCCGATGACAAGCCCAAGCCCGGTGACAAAGACGATACAACCGATGCAGACCGAGAGGGGATTCCTGACGACCTTGATCCGAAAGTCAAAGAAGCTCTTATCAAAGAGCGAGTCCGGCGACGAAAAGACAGCGAAGAATACGAGCGAAAACTGACAGCGGCGAATGATGAAATTACCCGACTGAAAGAACAGTCAACGGCCCATATCCAACAGCAGCAGCAGGCGCAACATCAGCAGAACCAACAGCCTGTATTGCAGGCTCCGCAGCTTGGGCAGGTTTTGCAGCTTCAGCATATCGCACAGGAAGTATTGCGCGGCAATGTCAATGATCCGAACTATACCGAGACTTGGGCGCACCGCACGTTGCAGGATGCGCGGGCAGTATTGAACGATCTCCGTGATGAAACCATGATGCTTGAGGTTGTTCAGCAGGCGCGTTCCGGCATGTACGGTGATTACAGCGAAGCCGTTGCCAATCTTGCCGCCCAAGAATTGCCGATCATTACCGCCAAAAAAGCGGCACAACAGTCTCAGTATGCGGATCAGCAGCAAGGACAGGTTGAAGTTGCCAACAAAATCAAGAATTCGATCAATGAGCAATGCGATACTTGGCCGGAACTCAAAGACCAGCAAACTGCCGAGCATAAATTTGCTGTTGAGTGGGTAGCCAAGAATGTTGGGACTCCCGAAAAGCCCGGTGTTTTCTTCGGGGTGGCTTATTCGGACCCAACAAAAGTGAAAGAAAATGTTGACAAGTTGTTCAAAAGAATCAAGAGTGACTTCGAGATTCAGAAGCAACTTGATGCTAAGGAAAAGGAATTGAACGAACTGAAGGCGAAACAAGACTCACCGAATCAGCCGTTGAAAGGCGGCACAGGTGGAGTCCAACAGAAGAAAACTCTGAAGTCTGAAGAAATCGAAAAACAGATTTTGGAAAATGCTGGTGTAGAATAACCAGTCGTCCCGGCGTCCCGGAGTGGCTTCCCGAAGCCTAAATTCGGAGTGGGTATCCAACCCTGAAATTGGATAAAACTCTGAACGGTAAGGTAGAAGGAGGTCATCATGTCGAACACACTCGCAACTATTCTTGATCAGGATGGCAACAGAGCATTGGTCGAGAAGTATCTCGAAACCAAGCTCATGGAACGGCGCGATTATGACACTGTTCTGATGAACAGCGCGTATCTCGATACGTTCCGCATCCCGGATATGAGTGGGCAGTACGTAGAAGCATCCCGTAGGAACTTCTTCCGTATGCCCCAAAAACTGCCTAACAACGCGCGTACTTCCGATCCGGCAAGCGGCGCGTCAATGGGTTATCAGAAGGTTAAACTCCCGATGGAGTACATACAGGAATTTGTGCCTGTCGGAGTAGTAGCCTCATGGACCAGTTGGGATGATCTGAAAGATTATGCCGAAACTGATCTGGTTGTCGCACTTGACCGTAGGCGTCATCAGCTTACGCAGAATGCATTCAAGGTTGGTCGAATGACCCCCGGTGTTTGGGCGGCTGACGGCACAGCATCAACAGCGTTTGATGCAAGTGCTCAGGCTTCACCAACGATTGATGGTGTGAGTTTCACCTTCAACCAGGCAACTCATTATTTCGTCAATCAGAAGCCGTCATTCGCGGCTCTTGACGTAGGTGATCGTCATACAATGGCTGATTACAAGCGCGCGCGTGTTCGCATGGCGAATTCCGGCGCACCGAAGGTCAAGGGCAAACTGATTTCTGTCATCAGTGAAGCTATTCAGGCTGATCTCATGGAAGATGACAAGTATTTCAGGGCTGCTATCCATGCATTCAACGGCAAGGGAATTGTCGAAGGGCAGATAGCGGAATACGATGGTCTGCATTGGGTCATTGATGATGAGCCTTTCACGGAAGATTTGGGTACAGCAAATGTGCGCGCCACCAACGGCCAGGTTCATACTGGTATCGTTATGGGTGCTCACTGTGCCAATTACGTGAAACTCGGTAGCAAGAGCGTGCCGAGGCCCAAGTTCAAGGTTCAGGACTTGAGCAAGACCGGCGTGGAATACACCATTGGTTACTTGGTGCCGTTCCAGGTTGGTGTCGTCCGTAGTGACTGGTGTGCTACTGTTGCTGGCCCGGTCTCGAACTATCAGGCGAACGAGTAGAATTGGTTCTATTTCGTTCTAACTGAACAACCCCTGAAGGAGGGAATGAAAAATGGACGTGATTCATAGAGATATAGCTCATGCCACCGGTACTGATTCGGCAACAGCGTTTGTCGAACCGGGTAACGGTATCAGCGTAGCGCGGAATCTGTGGTTTGATTCCCCTGCCGCCGGAACGCTTGTGGCGAACCGCGCGAAGCAGGAAACTACGGCAAATGCGGCTGTGAGCAATAGCGATAGTCTGGACATTGACACTGATTCTGCCGGCAAGGTCGGCGGCGCGGTGTTGACAACCAACGACTACGTTATTGTGCAGAACAGTAGCGGTACTGGTGATATCTGGTATCTCCAGAGCATTAGTAATGTCGGTGCTGTTTCGGGCAGTGTTGTTACGCTGACTCTCGGCGGAAACATCTACTGTGCGGCCTCTGATGCTGTCTTTGTTGTGCGTGCCGCAGATATTGTCACCATGACTACGGCTGATGAGACAGTCAATAATCTGCAATATGCGTTCAACGGCTACGAAGGTATGCCGATTGGGGTAGTTCTGACAGCTACCGGCGAATGCCGCGTAAGTGTTGCGGTTGACTACGAGAAATAATCCTGGTTAGGGGTCGAGGGGGTGTCTCTTGTCGTCCTCTCGGCCCCTATCCCCTACCCCTGGTGATGATATGGCCGCAACCGTCTACGAGATATTGCAGGACTGCATCCAACAGGCACTTGCCCTAGAGCGAACCAATATCCATGAAGATATCCTGTATTTGTCCCTTGGCGCATACAATGAACGCGGCCGGATAATATGGGATTCATGGCCTTTCCAAGATGAACGCCTAGACGAATTTACCGCACCAGCCGCCGATTCAGACGGCATAATCACTTTCGCTTCCAATGTAGATATTATACGTGCAATCAAAGCTGTGGGTTCTGATGCTGATGCAACCGAGACAAAGGTTTGGAACCAAGACGATTTGATGGCGGCAGCAAATGGTCAAATAGTATCCAGCGCACGGTTCATAACGCTTGCCCGCGATTCTGATAACTGTGTGCGTATCCGCGTGAATACGGATGATGATGCGACAGCCTATAAAGCGTTGGCGTTGAAAAACTGGACTGACGCGATAGTTGACCCGAATTACAGCGCGAGTAATCCGAGTGCAACCCCGACTGATTACCGCGTGATGACTTTCCCGCTGTATCGAGCAGAACCGGCTTTGCGGGCTTATGTCAAAGATACTTTGCGTGAGGCACAGGGAATGACGCCGAGTGGCGCTGGTGGTGAATTGATGGCCGTTGCTGTACGGCGCGAGGAATACGATCAGGATAATGAACGTCGGGTAGTCCCGCGTAATCCCATGTTCTATGATTTGGATTGGAAATAGTTATGCCGTTACTCGACAATGAAGGTCAGACTCTTGTAGGCCAGAATGATTTCTCCGGTGGGGTTGACATGCTTGATCCGGCAATGAACCAACTCCGCAAAGCAAAGAACATCATTCTCCGTGAGGGTTATATCCAGAGTCGGCCAGGTACGCGCCGTTACTACAACAATACTATCGGTTATCTGAACGGTTTTTGGTTCAATCAGGAGAACAAGAAATACAATGATGCGGGACATACCGGCTTCTGGTTTGCTTTTGATTTTGTGATTGCCGCGCTGAACACGATACAGGGATTTAATCTTGTCAAGTTGCCGGATTGGGATGAATGGCGATTGCTGATTGCGGCTGACGGTCATGTGTACGAGCGTACAGAGAATTTCTTGCGTGAAGTCACGGTGAGCGAAACCATTGATACTACTGAAACAATCAATTTCGTGCAGGAAAACAACTATATCCTCATGTTTCGCGGCGAGGATTTGGATGCTTTGCAGTGGGACGGAACACCGACAGGCTTTGTAAGTATACCCGCCGGTACGGGCGCCCCCTTCCCGAATGCGTCCAATGCGTTGTATGATGTTGGTGGTCGTGTTTGGCTGTTCCGCGACAAGACGGAAGTATGGGCAAGTGATCCACTGGACCATACGGAATGGGATGCGACCTATCAGCAATTCTCTGTACGTAAAGGCGACGGCGATACGCTGGTCCGGCTGTATCCTTTCCATGACGGTATGATTCTGGCTTTCAAAGAGCGCAGTATTCATGTCATTACCGGGGTCAATTCACCGATCATTTCGCCGCTTCATCTATCGGATTACGTTTCAATCGTGCCGGTGGATAACGAGACTGGCGCGATAGCGGAGCACGGCATAACGACTGCCGGGGAGAATGTCTGGTATCTTGGATACGGCGGCATATATTCATTACTGCGAAATGAGGAAAACCGGGTTGAACGTCAGCCGGAGCCTGTATCGAGACCGATTCAGCCGGAAATAGACCGGATAAATTGGGAATATGCTCATACGTCATGTGCGATTACCCACAAAAATTACATCTTGTTTGCTGTGCCGGCAGACTCCGCAACTGAACCGAACATGATACTTGTGTATGATTTGCTGGCAAATGGCGGCTCGGGTGCTTGGATTGGTACATGGGATAATCACCTGATTGACCCGTTGCGTTTCTTCCGGATTGATGAAGATTTGGTGTATGTGAATCCTGATATGTCGGTACGGGCAATGTTCCATTCTGATTCGGTTGACAGCGAAGACGTGCTTGGTGATACGGCCAGTTATGATAATTCCGAGACTTATTACATTGGGAATATTGTCAAGTACACATCGGGCGCGAGCACGGAGATATACACCTGTATTCGGGAAACTACCGGCAATATTCCGACTGATACGACCTATTGGGAAGTGGCTGACGATACACAGCATTTCTATGACGTTATTTCCGAGATTGAAACACCGCTGTATATGTTTGATGCTGCTCATCCGCCTACACTCATGGGGCGCGGCGAAATCATCGTTGAGCACAAAGACCCGAAGCTGTATCTCTACATGAAATCGGATCACTACAATGTCGAGAAAGCCATGCTTCCGGCGGCAAAGGAATACAGCCAAGTAGAGTACGATATTGCTGGAACAGCCGATTGGGACGAAAGCAACGTCAATAACGATTTTGAAGACCCGCACCGGAAGGATTACACTTGGCTGAATCCATCCACCGGCACATACGTTTTCGGTTCCGGTATGAATATCGGTATGTGGACAGGACACAGTATCCGGTTTGTACCGCGCCTGACGAATGACCGGGCATTGAGATTCCGCATAGTAAACGAGCAAGGTATGTTGCGGATCAAGTCTATCTTTCTCGGACTGACATCAAAACGATACGCCGGTAGCCGGTTGTAGGAGGTAATCATGTCGAATTTAGTTGGTGGGTATAACTTCGCGGCAGCTACGGGGCTTGAGACAGGGCAGCATCTTGAAGACTTGGTTGAAGATGCCACATTTGCCGTTGGTAGC